TTTTCCACAGCGCTGCGAATTGCGCCTGGGTCGTTTTCTCCATAGATATTCAGAGTAATTTCAATAGGCGGCGCTGCAATCGTCTGGCTCAGCTGCTCCGTAGTTGTGCCGGACGGAATTGCCACGCTGCTTTTAGCGTTCGCACCGCCAACCCCCAATATTTCTCCGGCCATACGCCAAAGTCCGATTGCACGATCAGAACCATCCAAAGGAATAGCCGCCTCAGGCCCTTCCTCTGCAAAGGTAGTCAGGAAGGCACCCTTCCGGTAAATTCCGCCGCTTGCATTCGACGCTATTTTATTGCCATCCCCGGATAATCCAGGTAAGGAAGAAGCTGCGCTTTTGACCGAATCAATAATGCCGTTGATTGTTGACTGGATACCGCCCATAATACTGTCAGCTATCCCGCCGATTGTTCCAAAGATACTGGCGAATACTTCCTTTATCCCTTCCCATGCTTTTGACCAATCCCCGGCAAATACGCCTGTGATGAAATCAATCACCCCAGCACAAACTCCGATAATACCTGTGATTACTGACGAAATAACGCCTATGGCTGTCGTAATAACCCCGACGGAAATATTTGCAAAGAAGATGAAGCTCGTAATCAAGGCGCCGCCAAAAATCTCAGCAACAAACAAAGCTGCGTTTACAAGAACGTCAAAAACTCCGCTGTTGGAAGATACGGCTGCGCTAATTTTCTGGAACGCGTCCATTACGACAGTCCCAAGATTTGTAAGCTTCGGGCCAATAACGTCAATCATTGCAGAAAACGCTGCTTTTAATCTTTCGATTGCTGGCTGCATCATAGTCCAAGCATCCGCGACAGCTGTTTTTATACGCTCCCATAGCTCTATAAAGAACGGGCCTACACGGTCCCAGTTTGCATATATCAGATAGGCCGCGCCTGCAATCGCCATGATTGCAATGCCCAGGGGGGAGAACATGGCTGCAAGGCTCGCTTTACCTATCCCCATGATAGCTGTCCCCAGTGCCCTGAACCCGGCGGTTGCTGACTGCAATGCCCCGGCGATAGTAAAGCTTCGTGCCATGTTCATGACCGCCTGTCCTGCCGCAGCTGCTTTTGTGGCAATGTTCCCCATTGACGAAACAATTGCCGCCCGTGTAGCTGTCATAGCTGCCAATGCGTTCGTTTTCAGCGCCGAAAGGGCACCTGTTGCCGACGATACACCACCACTTATTCCGCCACTGATTGACTGCCCGATCTGTGCCCATGTGATTGCGCGAAGGCGGGCAGCGGTTTCCACTGCGGCCCGCCCCATTCGCCTGTAGGTTTCCGGGTTTGCCGCAGCAGAAGCAAGGGACATGACACGGGCCTGCGCTGCTGTTGCTGCAGTTAGGACACGCTGTCCCGCAGCGGTATTTGTTGCTGCGGTTCCAATTTCAATCAGTGTCATTTTGTAGACATTAAGACTTGCGGCTGCGTATTGTATTCCTGTTGAAAATAGTTGGTAAGATTTTAATGTTAAAAACAGCCCGCTAATTCCTGCAACCAACGAACCAATAATACCTACAAGCTCTCTGTGTGCTTGCACCCACCGGGATATACCGCCAGCCATTGACGCCATCCCACGGGCGGCCTCTGTTACACTCGGGAGAAAGATTGAACCGACTGATATGGCAACGCTTTCGATAGCTGAACCCAACTGTGTAAATGCGCCTTTTGCATTATTCATCATAACGCCTGCCATTTTTTCAGCTTCTCCGTCGCAGTTTTCCATTTCATTAACAAGACTTTCGAATACCTCAGGGCCTGCTTCCAGCACATTAAGCCAGCCCGTGGCAGCTTCTGTCCCGAATATCGCCTGCATTGTAGCAAGCTTTTGTTCGTCTGAAAGACCTGCTGTCTTTGCCTTAAGCTCTTTTAGTATCGCAACCATCTTATGGGACGGGGTTCCGCTTATGCTTTCCATATCAATGCCAAGACCTTTTAATGCAGCTGCAGCTTCTTCCTGCTGTGCGGTCACGTCGGATATGGATATGCCAAGCTCTTCCATTGCCTTACTGCTCTTTTTCGGCGGCCCTGCCAGTCGGAGGAATCCAGCCCTCAATGCAGTACCTGCCTGTGTTGATTTCACGCCTGCATTTGCCATCAATCCTGTCATTGCAGCCGTTTCTTCCATCGTCGCGCCAAATGCACGGGCCACAGGGGCGGCGTATTTCATTGTTTCGCCAATCATTTCAACATTGGTATTTGTCCTGGTTGCCGTCACGGCGAAAACATCCGCCATATGTGAAGCGTGCTCTGCCGAAAGACCAAAAGCCGTCAAATCATCCGATATGATATCGGCCGTGCGCGCCAAATCTGTGCCGCCTGCAGCCGCCAATGCCAAAAGACCAGGCATTCCGGCAATGATTTGCTCCGTGTTCCAGCCAGCCATTCCTAAATAGGACATAGCCTCCGCCGCCTGCGTTGCGCTGAACTGTGTCGTTTCGCCTAACATTCTTGCATTTTCAGTTAATTCCTGAATAGCAGGTGTCCCGGCGGTTCGTGTTATTGCCGCAACCTTTGACATTGCTGCCTCAAATGTCATTGCTGTCTGTGTGGCTCCAATAAGCGGGGCTGCCAGCATACCGACAGCTGTTAATGTATCCGTTATCCCCACGCGTGCTGCAGCAAAATTCGAAGCTGCCTGGTTGCGCGACGCAATTGCAGCCTGAAATTGCTGCATTTTTGCCTGTGCCTGTGCCGCTTCTTGCTTTAACCGTGCCATGTGCCCACGGTATTCAGACGCGCTCATACTTGCCGAACGCATTGCCTGCTCTGCACGTTTTACGCTTGCCTCGTACTGTGCCTGGCTTATTTTCCCGGCCGTTAACTGCGAATGCAGGCTTGCACATGTCGTCTGGTATGTGCGGGCGGCTTTCTGTGACTGGTCCCACGCTGATAAAAGGCGTGCCTGTTCCGCGTTCAGCTGTGATGTTTGCGCCTTAAGGTTCTTCATGATATTCGAACTTTGTCCCATCACGGCAGCGAAGTTTCCGCCCATCATGGCATTTATTGCAAACGAAATTGCAAAAATTTTTCCTGCTGGCACGTTTTTTCACTCCTTTCTGGTATAATGTAAATGAAAAGGTATGGAGGGAGGTAATATTTATGTTGATGTTGACCGTCTTTGTCCTTGGTACTCTTTTTGGTTTTTGTTTTATCGTTGGCGCACTCGCTGCTATTACGGTCCATACAATCTCCGCCATTTATAGCATTTTTTCAAATCGTGCTTAATTAGTGAACCAAACAAAACAAAGGCTCCACCGTGTCATTGCGGTGGGGCCTTTGTTATTTCTTTCTTCGGGCGGCATCGCGCTTTATGACTTCGAACCACTCCCGCAGCTCGCGAATGCTTTGTGCTTCCCAGTAGCTTAATGGAGCAATTTCACGCAGCGCGAAAGTAATCTCTCTCAGTTTTTGCGCCGGATTTCCTCGCCCAAATTCTGCAATAAAAAATTCAGCGTAATCTCAACAATCATAGTGTAGGAGCGAAGGTCTGCCTGCTGGATTTCTTCGTAGGATATGCCCAGGGCTTCTGCCGCAAGACGTGCGCGGAAATTGCCCGAATAAAGAATATCCGGTGTGGCGTCGGACGCAATACGGCATGCACGCTCCGCACGCTGGAAAGCCGTAGCATTCAGTTCTTCAAGCTTCTGTTCCAGATTTGTGTAATCAATTTTCTTTGGTGCTGCTTTAGCTTCTTCCATGTTCATATTCCTCCATTAAAGGCCAAGCCCTTTTCGTATGCTCTCCATGTAGTCGACTCCGTTGACGAAATGGATATAGGCCAATTTGTCAATTTCTAATACGCGTTTGTCGTTAATGCTCTCTTTGAGATAAATGATTTCAAGCGTGCTCTTGGTGTCTGTATGCTCTGCAGGTTTCAGGCTTCCAAGCTCTCCCTTCTTTGGCAGAGTGCGTACGTTTACCTTAATTGCTTCCGCAATCAATTCGCCCGTTCCTGCGTCGTAGTTCTCATTGACTCCACGGATTTCGAGATCATGTGCTTTCATGGCCAAAAGCGCGGCATTGTCGTCGTTAATTGTGCGCCAGTTTATCTCCAGTTCCATGCTTCCCGTCTGCCCGGGCGTTGGCATCTCAATTTCTCCGCCAACACCTGCCCCGGATAAGGTTGCTGTCTTGTATTCAATCGCCGGCAGCTGTACGTCGGCCATTCCCAGCTTGCGGCCGCCCGCAATGAAAACTTCAAAATTTATCAGTTTGTCTCTAACTACGTTGATGTTTGGCATGTGCTCTCCTCCTTACGTTGTGCCCTTTTAGGGCACAACGGCTGTATTACTTGTTAATCATTTATTACGCGGCGAATAACGTCGAAATATATGCCGGATCATATTCCTGAATAAATTCAATCTGACGTGCCGGAGCCGGTGGTGTCATGTAGACATGGAAGCGCAGAATACCATCCATCAAGTCTGTGGTAGTATTTTCATCTTCCCGGAATTCTACCCTGCCGCCAAGCAGCGCACCCTTGGCAGTCAAGCCATTAAGCCAGATATTGGCGCTGTCGACGATAGTTCCTATCAGGCGTTTATTAGCCGGGTCGTCAATCTTGCTCCAGAATGTTGTTACAAGAGTATTACCTACCCAGTTAAACATACGGCGATTGACTATCATATTGTCTTTGACGTCAGTATTGGATGGGTATGCTGTCGTACGGTTGCCCCAGGTCTTCCAGCCACCAATGAAATTAAGCGCCGTGATAATTCCCTGACCGTTAAGGTATGCCGCCTGTGCGGACGTCAGAAATACCTCTGTCCCGTCTTTCAGACATGCCCCATCTGCCTGCAGCGACTTATTGGATGGAGAATAGTACGGAATATCATCATGCTGGCTGTCTGTGTAGTTCATGATAGACGCAAGCTGCGTCGACATGTGGTATTTAGTACCCGCAAGCTTGACCATCGGCCAGCAGAGAAGGCAGTCTTTCTCTGCGAAATTGTTCAAGTTTTTCCATTCGCTGACCTGTGTGTAGCTTTTAACCGTATCCGTAGGCGCGTCGCAGATAGATATAGCATTGAAATGACCGCAGATATTATGCTCTTTGGCTTTCATAACTGCCGCCACGCCGGTATCGTGTGACCATTTCGGCGCAATAATGATACCCGGAACAAGTCCAAAGCGCGGGAATACTTCCTCGATCAGCTCAAGGCCTTCCGTCTTAAGGGTTGTTGTATTAACGCCGCCAATGATATCGCTGCTATTAACAGCAGCCGGGTTAAGTTTTGTATATCCAAGATACAGGCTTGTTACATTATCAGCGATAGCGCCGCCATCAATAGGCGTTACGACAAGATTACCGTCGTCATTGAATGCAGCC